ACCTAGGACATAGGTCACTCTATTTAAAACGCTCTACGGGCCTCTGAGAGGGGTGCTAGGCATGAATTAAACTGTTAGTTTGTGCCTACGCAGTCTTCTTGGGGGCCTGTACTGCTTTCACCAAGGCCCAGAACCTCGACATCAATTTACTTCTTTCCTTCTGGGAAATTGAACCGTCATCTCTCATCGAGATTTCGATCTCTTTTATCAGGTCTACCGCAACCGGAAGGGTGTGCTTGTACTTCATCGCCATCTTAATTGCTGCTAACATTTCTTCTCCTTTCCTATTCTGCTTCCAATAGTTTCATTCCGAGAGCAATGATGCCCCCGATGGTTGCCGTACTTATTTCGGGCATACCGTTGAATACTGCAATTACTGCCAGGATTGTTAAACATAATATGGCAAGGAAAATCTGAGGTCTAATCTTTCCGAATGGCATTAGCCTTCCTCTCGGTGGAACTGTTGGCGGTGAGTTATACGAAGCTGGTTTATCGGGATAAGATCGGTGTTGTACTTCCTCGCTGATTTCTCTCTCTCGTCTAACCATTCACATATCTCGCAGTTCTCTTTTGTCATTTTATGGGTTGCCAAGTTGTGTCGCAGGCTCAGACATAGTAATTTCCACGTTGTCTGTGATTGTCCAGTTAGCACCGGTTACAGTGTTTTGAATTTGAAATTCTTTAGTAGCCAGGTCTGAGTCGTTTCCGATTTCGTTTTGCCGAATCTTCAAGACCCCGATGTCAAGGTTCTTGAAGCTACAAGATCCCCCTTTACTTGCCACGTTTTTTAGCGTGAGCGACCCTACTTTTCCATTAACCCCAGAAGTTCCAGCGTCGATCCAGATTCTGTCATACTGACCTCCAGAGGTCACCATAGCCTCAGCTTGATGATGACCACCACCTATCGCCCTGTTTCTGGCATTGCCTGAAGTCTGAATAATACTTTGTCCATCGGAAGCATTGTGTTCGATTATTATTGTGTGAGCATCAACGTCAGAGAAGTCCATAGACTTACATCGAGATTTTTCTATTATCATCTCTCCAATTTCAATTCTCGTTGCCGTGAAAGCAGGGTCAACTACAGCAGGGTTACCGCTTACCAGTATTGCTTCGGTCTTTCCTGAAGGTAAGGTAGATGCTTCGCTACCTGCTGCATCACCCGTGAAAATAGTTCCTACCGATACATGCTCTATTAAAATTTCCCTAACAGGGATAGCACCTAGATTAATCTGTAACGTATTGTCTTTATCATCAAAGAAAGTGGGAGTATCAAGAGGAGCTGCGTATACACCTGAGTCACCATTAGCAAATGACCTACCCTGAGTGACCTCGTTTACTGTGACGGCTGTCGTTGCGGTAGAACCTGCTACCAATAACGCTATGGCAGCCTGTGGACTCAATCCCATCATACGTAAGAAGGAATAAGGAGACTTGAGTATGTTGAATGTTCTCTTCCACTTGGCACTCTCACCGTTTAGGTACTCAATTTTGTTGAACAGAATATCTCGTTTTACACATACCTTTCTGTATGCGTTGATAACTTTGCGAGGGAAGGACCGTATACCCCTGCGTACTTCGGGTTGAAGTATTCCCAGTATAAGCAGACCTACCGATACGGAAATTGTATATATCAGGTAGCTGTTTAATGTCAGAATAACTCCATCGATGTAAGCAAGAGATGAATGGACATAGCATCCGTTATGGATATAAAGATTGAGACAGTCTGGAAGGTTTGTGGTTGCCCACAGGGTGGGATTGTAGAAAGAAATTGCCAGTCCTATGGCACCGGAGAGAAGAAGGAAAACAGTCAGTAGAAAGCGTAATGGAATCCTCGGATCAGGTACCTTTACATCGGGTAGCCTGAAGTCAGGGAATTTTATTTTATTCATCATGACATCATCTCCTTTCTAGTAGCCATACCTGTCCAATATCTTCCATATAATATACGCCCCAACGCCGACTCCGACAGCACCGAGAATCCCGCCTGTCCACCATGCCTTTCTCTGTATTCCCTTCTGCATTTTCTCAAGTCTCCCTGTGTCCTTTCTTAGGTCATCGACCAAATTTTTCAACCTGATTATTTCGGTCGTCATCCACTCACGACCGTCTTTATTTGAGGACATCTCCTTCTAACTAGGAACTGCCTGGAGCGATTATCTTCGCCTGTCGCCTTCTCTTTACATTAAGAAGTGCGCTCTTTCTGTGGGGATCAAAGCCTCCGATCCCGGAATTCATAAACTCAGTGAATGATCCCTTGCCTTTTCCAACTCCACGCTCGCTCCATTCTGATGCCCACTTTCTTGCATGATTTGTGACCATCTTGATGACATCCTCGGGGTTATCATGACGCGCCAGCATATCGTTCATGGCCGTCGTTATCTTGGCGAGAGATTGCTCCTCTTGCTTGTCGTCCTTGACGAGCTGCGCTAGGGGAATTCGCCCCTCTTTCATAATTGGCATTACTTTTTTCTCCTTGCCTGACTAGCCTTGATAGCACGCTCCTGCCTTCTGGCCTGAGCTTTCGTCTTATGCGTCCCGAGTACCTTGCCTCTGCCCGATACCAGGACTAGCTTGTTGCCTCTCTTCTCTATCATGAAGCCACCTTCTCAACAAGAACCAAGTTAAATGTTCCCGTCCGATCTGCCAGGGCATTCGGCGCACCGCCTGCATCCCACGCATTGATATTGAAGCTGAAGGCTGATCTCTCTCGGTCGAGTGTCACGTACTTTGAGACCTGTCCGAACTTGGCCTGTGTCTGTATGACACTTTCAACTAACGTCTCGATGTTGGAGATGACAGTCTCGACACTCTGGCCTGTATCCCCAGCCGTCTGCTCGATGTCAATCGTCATCTGGTGTTCATAGAGGATGCTCGGTACAACGACACCCTCGATGATAATGTCCTTTATCTTGGGAGTCTTTGAAGTGTCACCGTCTTCTCTATTGAGCTTGAGCAGTATTCCAATATCTTTTGCACTAACGCCAGCTCCCGATGCGAACTGCAATTTACTCACCGCTGAAGTGAAGTCACCAAGGTCTGTATCATCCCTGTCATTACCGTTAATTCCGTAATGAAATTCAATTGTTTCGTGTGATGCCGTCAGATCGTCTGCTGATACGTGAGCTGCAAGGAAATTCTTACTTTCATGTGGCATACCAAGGTCATAGTAGGGAAGTTCTATGAACTGACCGTCCCCTGCACGTTTAATAGATACCCCTGATCTTGGGTTAACAAGGGGCTGTTCAAGAAATTTGGCAGTTGCTGCACTTGTTCCTGTTCTTTCGGCAAAATGTAATCTTGGAGTACCGTCATCTCCTGAGCCAACATCGATCCACTCTATTGGCTGGTCAGCAGTGGAATGTTGATACATATGATGCCAGCCTTTCCCGTTCCAAGCTAGGATTCTGGCTTTTCTACCAGTTGAAGGGCTAGCATCAAGAGTTCCACCACCAATAGATATGAACAACTGGTCTCCCGAACTCTTCATCCACCTTACGGGGCCTAGCATATCCGATGGAACACCATCTCCATATGAAAGCCCGAAGCCTGACTCTATTAATCTGGAATTACCCTGTACTGTTAGCTTGTAGATCGGTGCAGGAGAAGAATTATCAACGCCCTGTGCGAACCACAGACTTCCTTCATGAACCGTCATCCTTCGGCAGTTATCGTTTGAGTTCGACATCGGCATAATAAGTTCAAATGTCCATGTTGAAGGACTTGTATCTACAATATATAGTCCTTCGTTTGTTCCGACATACAATTTATTCTCACCATCTATATCGGGATAAACAGCCACTCCCTGTGGACCGTTAGCCGATGGAATTTCAACAGTCTCATCAGCCCACGCAACACCACCGTTGGTTGACCTGAAGAATGTAATTGAAGAACTAACTTCATCCCAGACAGTTGCAATGAGTTCACCACCGATTGTCGCAAATAATCCTGCGTCAACATTTTCATCTACAGTTTTATTATCATCTAATAAAGCCTTGGTTATTTGAGTTGTCGATTCAGTCCAGGATGCTCCATCTGTAGAAGTAAATGTGCGTTGATCATCTGCGGTCACAGCCATAGCGACAAGGTTGCCTTCATAAGAAGTTATATCTATTGGGATCATTGGATGCGTTGCAAAAGCTGCTGCAACTCCAGCACCACTACCATTACCACCAAGAGTATGTGTCATAGCGGTGGATGTAGTTGTTGCATTTCGATAACTTGAAATATGCCTGTGTTCTACACTTGCCCCATTCGCACTAGTAACCACGACCTGACCAGACCCCGAAGAGGATACTGATTCGTTATCACTTAGGGCAACAGCATCAATTACAATATCATTGGCTACCGTGGTAACCGTACTGGAAACAGCCGTTGTAGAAGAAATACCAGTGTTTTGCGTTCCGACACTTAACGCATCAACATTGGCTCCCTTTATCATATAAAGTGCAGCGTTGATTTCATCTGCATTTATACTCCCTGGAGGAACCGCACTAACATAAGATGTTGCGGCAGTGGGATTAGCTAGATACCAAATGGCAGCGGTGGTTGCTCCACTGTTATAAGACGCAGCTTGAGTCATTGCTGTTCCACCATCACCATTTGAAGCAGTATTCCATTTAACCTCCGTCCAACTTCCACTGGTAGATGCGTTATCAGTTAGCATCAGTGCAAAAACAAGTAAGTCAGTTCCTACCGGAACGGTTTGTGATCCAATGGTGTATATGGTTAGTCCTGCCCCTGCACCAACATTGGATGTGGATGGAGCAACCCCAGCCTGTAAATAGCCACCGTTTTCCCATGTGTCTGATGCCCCTGTATACTGCCTGTTTATCACTCCTCCGGTTGCACCTGCCGCAGCAGGGGTTACACTCCATAAAGAATTTAATTCACCCTTAAATGAAGTTGAGCATTTAACAACATTAATTCCTGATTGAGTCGGAGTCTCTGCAAGGATTGGAAGGTATATCCTGTCCATCCATCTCGTATCACACGTTGAATTAAAAAACCTTCTGTATTCCTTGGGGTCAAAGGCAACGTCTGAATTTATCCTTGCCCTACCAAATCCGTATGCAAGGTTCGGGACAACAAAAGATTCGTATGCAGCTACGTCCTCCGGCCTTGTCCTTCCTGTATCCCTGATTGGCTGAACAAACTGCTGTACGGGGCGCGTGCTTATCTTACTGCCGTCCCTGTCGGGTACAAGACTGTATTGCTTGGAATTTATCTCGACATCGAGACTCATCTAGAACACCATTCTTGGAACTGCAACAGGAGGAGTCTTTATCTTCACAAGATCTCCCTCTACAGCTCGCACGTAGCTTGCCTCAAACTGCCTTGCCATCTCTGTCCAGTTGGAATCGGGATTTCCCGCAGCCATCCTCAGACACAGAAGTTGTCTTACCTTGTCGTAAACCGGATGAAGTAATTCCCCGTCAATTTCTACCGTGCCAGCATCAGTCGATGCCGCAGTTAGAAGATCTCTTCCGACAATCCTTATCCTGTACTTATCAGCCAGTGTCTCCTGGAATCGTATGACCCCGCCATTGGATGCACCCTCTGCCGGTGGAACATGATCCCAGTTCCTCAGTTCGTTATACGGAACATCGATCATTTCACTCTGGCCAATAGTCATCCATATCTCATCGATATAGGCGGCAACATTGGATGCCGTTACGTGAACTCCCACCACCGCTGTTGTGGCGTCGTGGTCAAGAGTTGCGCTTGCCTTCATGAGTTCCCATCCGGTCCCGCCATGAAAGCTGCCAACTGTGTTCTCGATATAGAGTTTTACCTTATCTGCCGTATTGCAATACACCCATGCAGAGAGGTTAACTTCCTGACCTTCGGTTGGTAGGGTTGTATACGACGATGATGCAGGGGTAAATGTCTGAACCAATGTTGTGTTAGTGCTTGCCACAGCAAGCCTTCCAGAATTGTTTCCATGAAGAACCAGATAATTCTCCGGGTTCGTCGTCTGTGCTTCCTTGTTAAAGGTCGCCCCAGATCCCGCGAGAGTCCAGTTGTTCTGTGAACCTGGAGTGAGCTGATCTGCATCCCAGTCCTCGAAGTCTGCGTTTAATAGCAGGTTATCACCCGAGTCTGCGTTCCTTCTGTTACCGCGATATACCCGATCAACTCTCCTTATGGTGGAGGGTAGGGTATAGGTATACTGGTTAAGGCCCGTTACGACGGTCTCAAGGTCTCTTACCATCGATATATCCGGGAATACTATTTCCCTTGCTTCGTTATAGGCATCCTTAACATCGTCAGGATGAAATGTTGAAAGCTCAAAATTTATGCTTCCACTTTCGTTATCGCCCCAGTTGGCTCCACCACCGGTGATAGTTCCGGTGGACTGTGCATAATCGGTCACTCTTCTGATATCTCCAGAATTAGTTCCTGATGTCAGGTGAACATACCACCTGTTGTTGAAGTAATCGTCTACGGGAAAGCGTTTGGTTAACTTTGTATCAAGGACGTTTACGTTTCCACTTGAGATGTTCGTTGTGGTACTACCCGTGATTAATCCCAACGGCCTAAGTACGTCCTGTCTCATCGTAGACCATGCAGTTGTTGGCATATTACACCCCTGCTTTTACTTTCTTAACACCGTTTAAATTTTTCTTGGACATCTCAAGGTTCTGACTTTTAAGCTCCCTGATCATCCTTTCTTGAGCGATGATGATTGCCTCACGTTTTGCCTCGGGCATCCTTACAAAGAGTTCTGCTATGTCCTGATCCTTGAGCTGTATGTCGTCCATCATGAGATTCCTTTACTTGTACACCAATCATCGGCAAGAGTCTCCAGTTCAGCATCCGTATAAGTCCTGTTGGTTGTTATTGTTGACGGATAATTATAGTCACTCATTTCTATGAACCTCAAATTGGGAAGAGTCTTTACATAGGCGATGAATTGATCTTTCGTCAGTTCAATCTTGTATGCAGCATCGGTTCCCCCTGCATTTCCAATGCCGATTAATGTCTTATCGACAGGATGTTTCCAATGTCCATGATCGGTTATCCCTGAAGGGTATTGCCCGTTTTTAAATGTGTACTTTACGATTGCCATTACTTATTCACGTTGTTTTTAAACAGCCATTCGCTTCTGACAAGTTCTGTAATACCGATATGGTGCATTGTTTTTATGTACTCTTCCCCAAATGTCTCTACGCATTTATCAAGGAATTCATAGAGGTGGTCTATTGAGGGATATGCTTTTTGTGCAATTAACTTTTCACACTGGTTTATGTACTGCTTGATATAGTTTCTGGCAGTCTGCAAATGAATACCGTACTGTTCCAGATACTCAGCATTGCCTTGTGTAATCGTATTAGTAAGAATCATATCCCTGTGTGATTGCCTGAATGCCTGTCTGATATGGTGTCGTATCTCATCGAGTTCAGCATCTTCCTCGTCCCACAGAAGAGGGATATCGTTGTTCTTCCTGATTTCCTCGTAGGCATCCTGAAAAACAGCTATCTCTTTTAAGGCACCCTCTATGTATATTTTTGCATTCTCCATCCCTGAACGTGCTTCGGTTATATTTATTCTTGAAAGCGGAGTATCCTCTTTTTCCCACTCCTTAATCTCCAGTTGTTTTTTTTGGAATTTAAAGAAGTGTTCCCTGAGAGCCTCTTTCTTTCTCTCTATCTGTGAAAGACACTGCCTGAGTCTTCTATATGGGGAGTCAGTCATCATGGTGAGAGTCATAAGCTGATTGGTAGTCTGGGTATTTCTTCTGCCAAGACTGTTGTTGGCACGTTCCATCTCAACCATGCGTTCAGAAATCTTTGCAATCTTCTCTGTCGTCATTGTTGCAAGGCCGCTTACCGAGTTCTGTATTTCAGCTAATTCATCCATGTTAACTTCCTGATGTAGCCCCACAATCCTGATTACCTTCCAGTAAATTACCAATATCAGCACCGTTACCAGTAGATGCGATAGTGATTTTGTCTATTTCATCTGTAACAGTGCCATCATCGCCTCCATAAAATTCTCCGGTGATGCCATCAGAGCTTCCAGCTAACTCAGCCCTACCTGTAGCTAAATCTCCAAAATCGCTTGAGTTGCCAGTTGAACCAACCGTCACATACTCTATTGTGTTGTTGCCTCCACCTGCTGACGGTACAACGAATACAGCCCTCACAGTTGAGTTTGCTGAACTAGAGTCAAGACTAGCAGCACTTAAATTCCCAAAATCAGTGACATTTGCTGAAGTTGAAAAATCGTTATATTCTATGTCGTTAACGGTAGCAGTCCCACCTTTAAATCCACCCAAGACTAAGTATCTTGTGTCCCCGTTAGTACCTCCCATAGTGAGTTTAGTACCCGATAAATTCCCTGCGTCAGTACCATTTCCTGTGCTGGCAATCGTGAAATATTCCATCCTGTCTAAATTTCCTGCTGTTGTCTCGTATCCTCCTACTGAAAAAAGGAGAGTTCCGTTGCTACATCCATTCTTTATTCCGTATGCACCCGCTACGTCCACATCACCAAAGTCTGTACCGTCCCCGGTAGAAGCGATGGTTATATAGTCCGTATCAGTTACACCGTAAACGGAAGAGCCTCCTGACCTACCTATTCCACTTCCCCATATTCCTCTTGTAGCATTGGAACCAGCACATGTGTGCTGTGCGCGAGTAGTTTGTAAATCTCCGAAGTCAACAGTATTTGCAGTAGCTCCCACAGTTTTATATTGAATTCTATTTAAGTCTCCATGATCAGACAGTGTGCCTCCTGCAACCACTCCTCTTGTGCCTCCCCACGCTAGGCCACTTGCTGGGTATTCAACACCCATAACTGTCTCAATATCACCAGTTTCTACACCCATAATCTTTTCGATGTCACCAGCACTGACACTCATAAATGTTTCGACATCAGCCATTAAGCAACCTCTACCATTGTGAAGTTAGGTGAGAAGTAAACTGAGTCAGCACTTGCTGCCCAACCAATTACCTGCACAAAGTCTCCATCTGAATCTGGGGCAACACCCTCTGGAACATTCTTTCCACCCGTTTCAGCTTCTGGCAGATATAAAGTTTCCCCAATAGCATAGGTTGGAAAGTTTGTAGCAGCATGTAAAAATCCTTGCAACAGAAAGGTTCCTTCAGCATCAGCACTTACGTCAGCAACACACATAGCCACACACATTATTTCTGCTGTAACTAATCCTGTGCCTCCTGTGTTTGCAACTGCCTTCCACATCTTGGAATCACCTGCCTTAAAGTAAACACATTCACCATCTTCCAAGTCCTCACCTGCCGTAAACTTAGCCGTGATACCTGACCAGACCGTATCGGCAGGAGTTGAATCCAAGAGAAGGTCTTTATCAAGTTGAACTTGATCTTCAAAAATGGTGCCTCCTGAGATACGCAGTTGGTCCGTACCATCTTCGTCATATTCAAGGCTGACATCCTGGCCATCACCAAGGTAGATTTTCTGGTCATCACCAACATATATATGGCCCCATTCCAGCGATGTGGTACCTAAAGTTGCACCGCTTGCAGCATCTGGAACAATTGCCGTTTCTGCTGTAATTGTAGCTGTTCTTATATTGGAAGTTCCATTATCAATTGCACCAAAGCCTGAAGTAATAGATCCTGAATCTAATGCGCCTACAGTTAGAATATTGCCATCTCCAGCAGCCGGAGCTGCCGATATATCTGACAATACTTCTGACGCACTTCTTCCCTCTACAGATGTAGTGGCTATACGAAGGAAGTCATTGTCAGCAACGCTTGCTGCAAACTGGGCCACATCATATTGGGATATACCTGTAGCTACCTGTAGTTTATTGCTCGATATTTCAAGGCCACCGTTGGTTACAAGATCAAGCCCAAGAACGGCACTTGAAGCAGCCAATCCATCTCCTGCAAACAGTGTCGCAAGAGCGTCAGTTGTCGTTAACTGCTCGTTAGCATCGTCTGAGTCCAGCGTCCCGAACCAGTCACCACTGGTAGGAACTACAGCACTAAGTTCAGATAAATCAAGCGTTACGGTAAGATCACCGCTATCTCCACCACCTGACAGGCCAACGCCTGCCGTGACTGCGGTTATATCTCCACCTTTAGATGTTCCGGGTAAAAATATGCCCGCCATCTTAATTCATTCCAGGAACTTTATTGTAGAACTGGAAGTCTATGGTCGCAGCGTTTGAAGCGTTCTCTCTTATGACCTGAAAGCCCGTGACCTCATTCCTTGATCTCAAGGTGATGATGTCTCCTGCTGCCCATTGAGTGCCTTTCGTTGTTGTCGGAGTAGTTCCCTCGCGCGTTTCAACAACAGAGTTTGTTCTAACGTAACCCTCGGCATAATTTGCCTGGTCGGATACTGTCAGAGATGTTGCAGAACTTGTCACCGCGTGGGTAACGAGTGAACTTGCTATTGGAGAAAAGTTATTTTTGGGCATTTTTCGTCCCCTTATTACTTGATTCGCTATCTCTTTCTGCAAGGAGCCTTATGGCCTCGGCAAGATTGTCCTGCCTTGCCCTCTCCCTGAGTCTCTCTTCATCAATTCGCTCACCGTCTATCGTTGCCCATTCACGCCTGTGACGCTTTTGCATATGGACCCTGAGATCATGTGAAGCGGTCAAATTGTCCTTCGTGCAGTACGCAAGTCCCATCCGGTCGTACTCGGCCCTGTTGGGATCTTCCTTGTGAAGAAGACACTTCAGGTGTCCGTACTGCCTTTCAAATTCTGGCTTTGTTGTTGTAAATGCGTATGTGCCATCTTCCCTTCTTTTGCCGAGCTGCTGCTCAAGCATATTCCGGTTAATGACCGAGCGATCTCCCGTCCTGTTATCGTAGACATAGACGTATCCTGCGCTCTGAAGTTCGGCTGCTGTCATTGTCATACCATTGCTGTTTCCAACGACGGCTCCGGGCTTCATATTCCCAGGCTCCTCGGCTACCTCTGCGTCTCTAAGTTGTTCGTGAATAGATTTTTCCTGTGTCAACGGGTTCGCTCCTTCTTATAGTCGGGGCCAAACGTACTCTGACCCTTCATCCACTTGTTTTTTTCTTCCACGTTATCCCAGAAAATCTTCTTCCAGTCTCTGGGTTTAACCTCGGTTTTAGGGGGCGGCGTGAGGTTCATCTCCTGTGCAAGACGAATACCTTCCTCGACGGTGTAAAGAGCCTCTCCTCCGCCTGTGCCATCAGGAACTCCAAGGATTAGTTGGAACTCCTCACCGAAAAGGCGGGCATCGCCAAGGTCTCTCTCAAGTTTGACCCTTTGATCATTCCTGATAACCGTTATCGTCTGGTACCTTCTAACGCCCGAGGAATCAGGAGCCTGCCGGTTTAACTCACTGATATGCCAGCAAGGCTCATGACTCCATATTTCCGCTGTGGCCAGTTCAACAAGTGCAGCCACTAAAAGCTCCTATACAGTCCAGTCTCTATTAGCCTCTACGAGTATGTAGTCACAGTCGAAGATGTTAAGTTGAGTAGTATTGGCGCCAGCAGCTAAAACCACAGCATAGTCTGTAGTTGTCGAGGCTGCGCCCGCTACGGTCTTCTTTAACTCGCCGTCTATATACCATCGGGCTGTGCCGTTAGGCATAACCTCTAGACGAAGAACCTGCCACTCACCAGCTACTGCGTCATCTTCTAAATTAACAGAAGTGGTAGTGGTTGAGTCACTAGCCGACCCACCAGCATTAATAGCGTGCCAATCCTCGTCATCATCAAGTTCATCACTCAGATAGAACCCAACAACGTCTGCCGGTATAGTAATAGCAGAGGATGATGAATTTATCACAATGTCCTCAAGCTGCTCATCAACCGACAGGATGCTTGTCAGACCAAAAAATATTTCTTTAGTATCAAGGTCTGGGAGTTGCACCCTGGTCTCCAACATAATCGGCCCCATCAACCCAACATCAAATGCAATGTGCGTTCCAATAAAGGTCGTGTCTGCGTCAGTGTTGGCAGATGTAAGTGTGACAACGCCAGACAGGGCATCTTTCCCTGCAATTCCAGCATCGGCATCCTCAAATCCTTCACCACCGGCGTAAAAGTCTCCCAACTCGGCGGTGTCAGCCGTTAAAGCTAACGTGTCGCCTACCCCGAAAAAGTCGTTAAACAGGCGTATCTTTCCCTGTCCACTTTGTACTGTTGCCATTTAATTCTCCTCGAGCTTTAGCTCTAGTTTTCTAATTCGCTTCCTGTAGGGAGCGATTACTTTTGATATATCTTCTGTCTTACGAGGGATACATGCCAGATTTTCCAGCCTGTTATCCCCCATATTTCCGTTCATGTTGTGGACAATCCACCCTTTAGGAATGGGTCCACGATTCTCAGTCCACACTGATCTACGAGCATTCACTAGCTCGTTGGTGCAGTAGCGTCAGCCTGTACTTCATACAGCCAGTTGCCTGAAGATCGCTCTCCGTAGGCGTACTCGTCGTAATGATAGAGAGCTGTGGCTCCACCGCCTAGTTCAGGCAGTCTCTTGGTCTCAATATATGGAGACCTGCCCTCGACTAATACCAGTGCCATTTGCGAGAAGACTCCGCCCTTTGCAAGGTTTGAAGTAATCGTGATGTTTCCATCCTCATACAGTCTTGCCCCGGCGATTGTTCCCCGATATCGGTTCTGGTATGCCTCGACAGCAACACCACCGGTCAAAGGAGCGCCTGTGGTCTGGTCAACGCCTGCTGCTATCAATTCGTCATCGATGTCCTTCAGGGAAAATCCGTGGTGGACAGCGTGAATTGGAGCATTGGCAGGAGCTGGCTCAGTTGTGTTTGAGGTAATCCTGTATGCTGCCGCAGCAATTTCACCAGAGTCCAGAGCGT